ATGACCGAGGAAAAAACCAACGCCTCCGATGTGCCGGGTCTGATGGACCTTGTTTCATCGGCGGCTTCCACATCAGCAACCGTGCGGGTTCGGATTGAAGGCGATGGAGAGCCTATAGAATATGAAAGGCGCCCGCCAGCAACCGAAATCCCGAATGACGCGGAATACGTCGGCCAAAGTGTCGATGATGCCAATGTTTACGGCGCATACAAAGACAGCAGCGGCACGATCTATATCACCAGAATGTGGGCGGGTCAGCCTGCTGGGAGCCCATTGTTCGTGATCACGGCTAGCGGGGAAGTGATCGATCGCCCTAGTTGATCTTGAGCCAGTGCTTGATCCAAGTCGCCGCACCATCGCTGGCATAGGCGACCATCCCGCCTACCGTTAGGCCGGCGAAGGCGATTAGGCCGGATATGCCATAGCCGACAGCCTTCAGCCTTTTCCACTCCTCAAGTGTCGGCTGGACGGAGTCATGATTTTTCTGCACCGTTTCCTTGATGATTTTAAGCTCGTCGCGAACTTGGGCATCGACGCCGGTATTTATCACCACGGCCTTATCGAGAAGGTTGATCTGCGTTCCTTGCTCGTCGAGCCGGCGGTGAATGACCGATCGGCTTTCATGGGCGTTCTGCTTTTCATCGCTGACCTCTTCTCGGAGGAGGGAAACGTTCTCCTCGATTCCCGTCAATCTGCCTTCAACACGCCCGAGGGCACGAAGTATGTCGTCATTGCTTGTCGGTGCCATTCAGTCCGTGCCGCCCATGCCATCAATGATTTCGTAAGGTGAGCATGGCAGAATGAATCAGCCATTCTCGATTGCTGTTCGATCGAGGTGGTAGGACCGGCTTCCTGTTCTCGCAGGAGGTCGGCCCGCTTGCTTTAGAGAGATAGGGCGGACGCGATTGCCGCAGCCTTGGTCGACGTGAAATGCGTGCCGTCGAGAACCGGCGGGAAAGGCCCGCCATGGATGTTGCTATCCCGCGCCGACATCTCGGCATCCGCTACATCAAGAACGAAATCGACATTGGCTGTCCCGGCTCGGATCGAGGTGTTGAGCGGGGTGAGATCTGCCATGTTGCCATCGGTCTTGACGGTCTGGTCGGCTACAGAGGTATAATTGCCGCTGGTGCTGTCAGTCCTGGTGCTAATGGTGGTCTGTCCCAACTGAGCGGCGGCCGGGATTAGGGCATAGATCGTCTGGAGATCGGCGAGGATCTGAGCGGCCGTTCGGCTTGCAACCGCGAGGTCGTTCAATCCGAGTTCGCAAATGACATGCGAGAAGGCGAGCTGATTTATAAGGTTGCCGCCATGGACGATGAAAGCGTTCTGGGCGAAGTTTTGGGCCTTCCCGCCAGGAACAGCAATCTTCACATAGGGAACGCCCTCGTTGTCGCAGAGGCGACCGAACCAGCCGCTGCCTTGCTTCGTGCCGACATTCGTTACGTCGCCCTGCGCGAAGATAAGGCTGTCGCCGAGCGCCACGACACTTTGAGCGTTGGCGGCTCCGACCCTTCCGACAAAGCCCTGAGAACCGAATGTCCATATAGCTGCGGTCGGGGTAATTGTGCCGCTGTTGCCCTTGTCCGTCAGGTCGGTTCCATCGTCTAAGCCGAGGGTGTCATTGTTGGCCGGCAGTTCGATGACAGGCGTTGTCGCGCTGCCAACGGTGACCACTGTTCGCTCCCAGAACTGCGTGTCGGCCGGGATACGGAGCGGAAGCCCGGTGACAGATGAGATGATGACATCTGACTTGGCGACACTCGTGGAGCTTTTGGCGAGCGTTGTTGCCGCTGCCCACGTCACCTGATGGAAAGTGCCGGCAGGGTATTCGATGTACTTCTTGATCGTGTGAGAACCGCCGGCGGTCGGGAGCCATGTGGAGCGCGACAGATACCAGCCGACATCAACCGCCTGGATGTGCGAGATTTCACCGGAAGCGTGCGACCAATGCGCCCGTCGAGCCGTCGTGTTCGCGGCGATGTTCTGGACGTTGGTGGGCACTTGGGCGCGGTTGGCGACCAAGCCGATCGTTTGACCTGTCGCGGCGATCTGGAACAGGCCGAGGTCGCGGACATAGCGATAGCCAGCCTGGAGCGGGTGAAGGCCGCCGCCGCTCGTCATCGGGGTATAGCTGGCGGGGCATTTCCAGATGCCAGAGTTCCGCGCCGTGCAGACTACGTCCGAAACATCATAGTAGCCGTCGAGGTTGGAGATCCCGCCGGCGCGGACTGCATCATTGATGCTCGTCAACTTCGGCGTGATGGTAGCATCCGCGGTCTGGTTCGTCGTGGTCGCGAAGGAGTCGGTTGACGCAGCGAGTGGCGTTGTCGTGGTCTGGTAGATGCGGATGCTGGGCGCGACAGATTTGATGTAGGCATACATCGTGGCGCGGTCGGCAAGACATTGTGCTGCAGTTCGAGCCTCAACCGTACCAACGTCGTTCGCGCCGTACTCGATGATCGCCCTGGTGGCGTAGAGAGCCAATGCGGCGCGCTTGGCGAAATTGCTCGTGCCGAGGACATTGACGGCTCGGTAAGCACTGTCACCGCGGACACCGCAATTGATGTAGCCGCTCGTCATGCCTACGCCTCGAGCAACGATCCCGAGGTCGAGCGTGGCGTCAAGCGTGTCGTTTTCGCCGTGCGTGATCGACGTGCCGTAGGCGATGATGCTTTCTTTGGTGCTGACAGAAAGGACAGCGATAGGGCCGTAGCAGGCGCCGATGGCGTTGTTGGTATAGGCGTCAGCCGTGTTTGTCGTGTTGTCCGCAAGGGCGTTAACCGTGGCCGATGAATCGAAGGCGTCACCGAAAGACGCGCTCGTGACGGCGGGTGTTGTTGCGGAAACATAGCAAAGGCCGGATGCGCCATTGATGCGCCAGCGAACAGCAAATTTGGCGTCAGCCGGGATGCTGATGGACAGGGCGTCACTGACGAGATTGTCACCGGCGGCGATCGTGCCTGTCGTTGAGCCCGAGAATAGAATCGCTGTCGTGGTTCCGACTGGATATTCAACAGCGGCCTGGATCGTTATGGAGCCGAGATTGGCCTGTTCCGTGTAAGGTCCGGTGCCGCCGATCTGCGCGACAAGCCAGTTGGGGAAAACGAATTGAGCCGATGAGATGGTATCGCGGGCGAACATCTGCGTCCGCCCTCGCGCCGATTTGACGCCTGACGTGCTGGTGCTTGGCAAGAGGTTGCGGGTGGCAACATTGCGGAGCGTGCCGGTCTGTCCACCGCCACCACCCCCGCCCAACTGGTTATTGATCGAGAGGCCAAGAGAAAGCGTGAGGCTCATCGCGTAGATCCGTATTTCGAGACGACATCATCGTAAAAGGCCACAGATCGCCGCTGACGCGCGTTTGCCCTGTCGAGGGCTTGCCGCTCGCGGGCGAGGATAGAAATCAGCGGTTGGCCTTCTGTGACCGCAGCGTGGGGCTCTTGCTTGCGCAGATCCTCGGGAAGCGCCGGAAGCAGCACACCGGCCGACGCCTGCCCTTTGGTGGAAGCCGCACGGTTCAGCCGCTCAGTGCTTGAGCAGCCAGTCACGATCAGCAGCAGTGACAGCGCAAGCGCGGTTCTTTTCCGAAAGCTGTAGTTCATAGGATCGGATCTCGTTTTCGAGGGTGTCTCGTGCGGCCTGCTCGGATGCCTGGGCGGCTTCGAGGCGCTTGCGGTGTTCTTCCGTCGCCTGGGCGGCGGCGTTACGCTGCCTCTCCATCTCGGCGGCGCGGGCTTCTGCCGCGGTCTTCTCGGCTACGAGGACATAGCCGGCGCGGGCTTCTCGGGCGGCCGAGGGGTAGCCGACCGACACGGCGTAGAGGTGATAGAGGGCCAGCCCTGCGAGGATGCCGGCGCCGAGCTTGATGCCGTCAATGATGCCGAACATCAGGTGGGGATTCCGTTGAGGCAAAGAGCGCGCTCGGCCACGCGGCGCTTAGTGAGGCCGGGAAGCCGGATGCCGGCCGCGCGATCCCATTTGGTCAGTTCGTTGCAGGCGCCGGTCACGTCGCCCGAGTTCAGCTTGCGGACCAGCGTTGACTTGCAGAATGCGCCTGTTCCAACATTCCACGAGAACGACAGGAAGGCGACATATGCACCGGCCGGCACTTGATCCGGCTGCTTCATGCAAGCGCGCATGCCGGTCTCGAATTCCTTCAGCCCGTCGCCCAGCATTTCCTTGCACTGAGCGACCGTGTAGCTGTCGCCCATCTTGACGCCGCGCGTCTCTCCGAAGCAGACCGTGGGAATGCCGACAGGATCTCGGTAGGCAACGGTTCGCAGCCCTTCGAAGGTGCTGACGCATGCGATGGCGGCGGCAGCGATTGCGCTACCCTTCTTCAGGCGGCTTGCCATTGGCGAGGTCTCCAGAGACTTTCTGTTGAACGAAGATGCGGGCGATGATCGCCGCGACGGCCAGGAGGCCGGTGACCGCCGACATGGCGAGCTGGATGTAGATGTTCTTCGCAACCCAGGTGGCCGCGACGAAATTGTAGATCGGCTCGAGGATGATGAAGAACAGCGCCAGGACCATCAGCCGGATGGACCATGCGTGCTTGACCACCGCGCGCCAGTTATGGACGAGCATGGGAGGCTCCAGATTTTCGGATGGGTTGGGCTTAGAGGCCCAGTGCCGTCTTCAGCGCTGCAACGGCAAGAGTGGCGCGCTGATCGGCGCCGGCATCATTCAGATGCGTATTGTCGTACCGGCCGGATGGGCCGATCAGTTCGACATTCTCGCCGGCAAATACGGTGCTGTTGTTCACAACGCTCGCCTGAGCAGCGAGGATAGCGGGGGACGTGGTGCCGTAATAATAGGCTTCCTGCGCAACGAGGATAGGGCAACCGGGAATGGCGCGGTTGAACTCGTTGATCACCTTCTGCAGGCTGGCGGCATATGAAGCCTGCGAGGTGTTGGCGCTTGTGTCGCTCTCACCCTGTCCCCACATGATGGCAGTGCATGGCAATCCAGCATCACGCATTCTGAGACCGACCGTGTTGATGCGCTTGAAAAGATAGGGTTCAAGGTTCGGATCAGACCACTGCCCGACCCGCGTATTCCCGACCGCCATAGGCACGATGATCACGCGGTCATAGAGCCCGTCGCTGATCAGTTTGTCAGCCATCCGCAGAAGCCACGTGCCGCCACCATTGCTGCCGCCGTTGATCCCTAGCAGTGGATCTTTCGCCTTGTAGAGCTTGCCGTCCCAGATGTTGAGCTGGTCGATATTGGCATTTACCGGGGTATAGGCCCACTTCACGCTGTTGACGCTGAGTGATTGGCCGATGAAGACGATAACGGCTGTTCGAGCGTCAATGGTACCGAGAGCGACCTCCTGCCGGCCGGAGAGGTCGAGATAGGGAGCCGTACCAGTGATCACTCCATCCGAAGGATAGATGTAATAGGCGCCATCGGCCGTGAATCGGTTATATGCGAGCCCTGCGCCGCCGAATAGCATGGCCGCCATCAAAGCACCACCGATCCGAGAATACCGGTTTGATAGCCATGCGGTTGACCGCCGTTCCCAAGCCAAGTCTGAGCACTCCCGCCTATACCACGCTCCAACCACCGCAATTCATGATAGCCGATACCGGCATATCCAACATATCGCGCCCACGCTGGCAAGATCGGAAACGTGTTTGCTCCGGCTGCCGGGTTCTTTACCTGGGAACTATCGGCAGATGATGTGTCAAGGCCGATGCCAACGAAGCCGGATGACACAGATGAGGTGCTGCTGAGCATGTAGGCTGATGCCGTCACATCGATCAGCCGGCCGGAAACGCCACAGAACATTTCAATCTGATTGAGTGCGTTACCGTTTGCTTGCCGCCATTGTGCCGTGGAGTAGGACCAGCCCGCCGCCGGCTCTATCCGGCAGACTGGCAGCAGGACCGCATCATGCAGGCTCCAGACCAGCCTGGATTGTTTCGTGCTTCGGGTCTGGCCGTTGGCATGGCAGCGGAAGCCGCCGACCAGTTCCGCATCGCCTGTGGCGATTCCAGAAAAGGCCGATGCGTTCACAATCGCACTGCCAACTTTCATCACCTGAAGGTCGCGAGTCGTACCGTTCGTCCATTCAGGTCCGGCAACTAGCCCTGACGAGGTTTGGAAAACGTCATAGCATTTTCCAGCAACGGCGGAGGAAATATCAAGCATGTCGGTGCCGTAAAACAGCGTACCGGTGGAGATATCGGTTTCCGGGAATTCGTCTGCTGAGACTGAGAGGCGCATTTTATATCCTTATTCGTACAATATATTTACTTTACCGGCATCGAACGTGTCGGTGCCGTTGATGGCTTTAAAGCGCAGTTGAGATATACTTCCCGCAATAGATTTTGAACCAGCACCGACAATAGATGCGGCCGTGTCGGTTCTTCCTGCGGAAGTGCTGCAAGCCCAGGTATTTGTACTTGCATCGATGAGGGCAAGAACGACAATTCCATGATACACGCCGACAGCGGCGACAGCATCGACCAGGAGAAAATGAGTGGTAGATAATGTGCCGCCTGAAGTGGAGGCATATCCGGATGTCTCAAGACCGCCGCTAGGCCCAATTTGAATACCTAAACCACTTGTGCCGTTTGTAGATATGGCACCCCAAGCAACGGTGATGCGCTTCACCCAAGACGGAATGCTGGTGAAATCGACCGCCGTTCCAGACGCAGAGACGACAGTTCCAGAGATCAGCCCTGTTCCTGCGCTCACCTTTTGGTAGCTCGTCACCCGCCAGTTGCCAGAGCCGAGGGAAACCGCCTCGAGGCTATCCCCGGCCGCAGTGACCACGTTTCCACCCTGCGGGAGAATGAGAGACGTTGCATTGTGGGTGAGCGTCAGGATGCCAGAGAAGACCAGGCGGCGGAATGTGCCGGCGGGTGCCGTGCCGAATGCCGTAATGGTCGTGGTGCCGGTAACGGTGACGTTCTGGCTGCCTACGGTGCTGAGATCGGTGGTTGCGGCCGAGGCGATCGTTGCATACGGCTGCGGGCTGATTATGGATTTCGACGTGAAGAAGGCCGAGCCGTTGCAGATGATGTAGGCCGACGCGCCGTTCGGGACGATGAGCGTTGAAAGGCCGTCAATCGTCTCTGCGCCATTCGGGTCAATGGTCACATCGGCGCCGTTCGCAATGACCGTATAATGCCAGTTCGTGCCGAGGGTGGCTGCTGCCGTCAATGTAACGGTTGCTGTGGCCGTGTAGCGGTGGACGGCGTTATTATCGGTCCCGAGCGCAGTGTAGTTGCCGCTCTTGGCCGCATAGACGACCTTATTGTCGAGCGACAGAGCAGTTTGCGCCGTGGCGACCGATGTTCCGCCTGTGCCGCCAACGGATATCGGCCGCGCGGCATTGGCATCTGCCGTCAGATCGTTTACAAAAGCGTTGTACTTTGCACTTTCGATGGGCGTGAGAGTAGTCGCAAGAGTACCAGCCGGCGGCGAGTAAACGCCGCTACCGTTTCTAGGCATTGTGATACCTCATCCTTGGAGATGTTTTTGAAGCAGATCGATCACGACCCGAACGAGAACAAGAAATTCCCCGACTACGGGGATCGAGAGTGGGCAAAGAAGAAATTCGGGCCGAACCCGACGCCAGCAGACCTTTTCTATTACTTGCTGCCGACCGCCGCTGTTGCTATCGCCCTTTACCTTTACCGCGGCTATTAGCGGGAATACGCCGTGCTTCCGGCGCCAATAAGCGCGTTCACGATTTCCTGTTGAGCGCGGGTCAAGGTTTGGCCTTTACGGACGGCATCCGCCAATTCAGCCCGCGCCTGCGTCGGCGATGACTGCAACAGCATCTGAGCGATCATATCTCGAGTTCCCTGGTTGCGACCTTGGACGAGATTGACGCCGCGCTGTAGTGCCTGCATCCCAGCCGAGCGGAAATTCCCAGTCAAGGCGTTCCCGGCGATACCGAGCATAGTCGGGTCAAATCCCATCATCTCGGTCGCGTCGGCAAGGTTGTCAGCCGTCCGAGACCCGCCGAGAGCTTGGTTCGCCGTCTCGAACATGCGCTGTTCGCGGGCGATCCTCTCCCCCATGACATCGCCCCGACCAGGAGCGGCGAAAGCCGGGAATTCCTGTTCGGTCTTGCCGGTGATCAGCGCGCGGGCCTTATTCGTCGTGGGAGACATCGAGGCGGCTTCAGTGCGGGCGATAAGCGGGTCCACATACCCGACACGGAAAGGCTGCTGCTGATGAGGTTCAAGGGCGTTGAACTGGTCGATATTGTCCGCCGCCCGCGTCCTGGATGAAGAGGCTGCAGTGCCCTGATCGATTGCGCCGATTGCCTGGCTTTCGCGTCGGAACTGATCGCGAGCGGCAGCATATGGCTGCGATGCTGCAGCAAGAGCGTCGTCGAGTGCATTGCGGATTGGATAGAGCTCCCGAACATCGGGGTTCCTCGCGATAATGCGATCCAATTCACGTTTCGCGCGGAAGGCTGCGTTGAAGTCGGTGAGGACGGAATTCCCGTCTGTCAGATAACCTCGGGCGCGGCGCACCAATGCCTCAACGCTGTCGTCAGCAATGTTCGTCTGATTTCCCATGACGCCCGTTGCGCCAGGCTGAAGGAAGTTGTCCGCATGCCCGATAGCTGCCGTTGGGTCAACGACTCCTGCGGAATTCCGAGCAGCACCATAATTCACGTCTGCTGCCGCGTCTCTGGCATTCGTCATTGCCGTGCGCGTCTGTGCTGCCGTCTGCGGAGCGTCGAAGCCTTCGGCAAGCGCATTGACAAGGCGATCGGTCTGCCCTGCCTGCCGGCGCTGAAGCTGTTCGGCGATCTGCTGGCGCATGTCACCCGGAGAACGAGCAACGCCTGTCAGCATCCGCTGGCCAGAGTTGCCGAGTGCATCGGCGACCATGTATTCCGGCTGGCCTTGTTGCGCAGCACGCGCCAAGTCGTTCGCGACATCGTCTGCACTCTGCCCAGACCTGAGAAGCGCTTCAGCGATGGCATTCTGGGCTCTCGTCCTGTTTCCGGCGCCAAACATGGAGCCGATAGCGCTGGCTGTGCCGCCGACAATAGATGTTACCGGCCGAGCAGCCCCGCCGACGACGCCACCAATCAATGCAGGAACGCCAATATCCTGATCATGCCCATATGCCGACAGAGCGCCCTGAGCGGCGCCAGACGCGCCTTCTGCAGCCATGCGGCCGAGATAGCTGTTGCTGATCGCTTGAGTGACCCCCGGCGCGATACGGGAGCCAATGGCTTGGGCGGCCTCGCCAGCTGCTCGCCCAAGTGTGACGCCGCCATGAAGAGCGCCGCCGACTGATGCGAAGCTGTTCGCGTCGGGATGCTCTTCGGCATACGTCTTCCGAGCGTTCTGATATTGGTTCCTGATCGTGTCGTATTCTTCGCCAACTGATTTATCCGTGAAGGGCGCACGGATTAGGGCGTTCGCCCCTGCCGCGGCTTTTCCAGGCAGACCGAAAAGCATGTCGTCAACATAGACTGTGGATGCGTCGACCTTCTGATCTCCGGTGTCGAGCGGCGCGTGCGGCTTTGGCTTTGCTGCGTCCCGCTTTTTTTGCAGGTCGGAATAGATGAGAGCGCGCAGCTCTTCTCCGGTTTTCGGCGGGCCGGCCGGCGCGTCGCTAGCGATCAGATCATCGAACGTCAGCGACGACTTCTTGCCGCTTGGCTGTTCAGGGATCAAATCGTCGAAAGATAGACCAGCCATATCAGAGCCCCGTCGTATCGATGCCAGCGTCTTGCAGGCGCTTGATTACTTTGTCTCGCGGCGCGCCCTTGGCGATCGCATCACGAGCCGCTTGGATGTCAGCATCGTTCCCTGTCGGGACAGGGCGCTTGTAGTTCGGGCCCGCGGATCGAGCCATAGACTCGATTGCTAGGCGTCGGGCTTCCCGCTTCTGCTCGATTACTGCCTTGCTGTCGCCAGGCTGCGGAAAATATTGCTTGTTCGCGTTGTTGAACTCGTCTGGGCCGATAACCGCGCCAGACTCGCGGCGAAGCTGTGCGTTGATGAAATCGCGTCTCGCTTGGTCGAAAAGCTGATAATCAGGGTTTGTTTTCCCGACAATACTGTTCCCTATAAAGCCTGGGATGAACGGGCTCCCTGTCAGGAACTGATCCGTGGCGTTCAGTCCCTGCTGCTCGTATTTGTCGAGAAGACCACCAGCGCTGTGCATGCGATCAGCGAAACCGGCCGCGTTCAGTTGCTCGTTGCTCGGCGCCTTCGGAGCCGTGAGAGGGATAATCTGGTCGTTTTGCGGCTGTGCGGGCGCCTGCTGGCCTTGTGGCGCTGCGGCTGTGACGGGCTGGCCGCCATCGCCAAACAGGTCGACAGGCCCTGACTGCTGTGGCTGTGCCGGCTGAGTAGGCGATTGGCCGTCCTGCTTGAAAATGCCCTGCGGCGTGAGAAACAGGAGCTCGCCGTTCGGGCCGCTGATCGTCTTGCCGGCCGCAAGCTGCTGCGCCTGATCGACGGTGAGTTGCTTGCTTTCGATGAGACCATTCAACGCCTGAGCTTCGACGGAGTTGCCACCGAAGCGGAAGCCCTCGCCGGATTGACCCTGCGCGCTCGGCGCCTTGATCCATGTCTGCGTGTCGGGGTCATAGATATTCCCCTCGCCTGCGTTGATCAGGTTGGTTTTCCCGGTCTTGTTCTTGAGCGCTTCGAGCTGCGCACGCTTATAGTCCTGATCGAGCTGATAGGCCGGATCTGCCTTCTGCGAGTTCATCTTGTAATCTTCGCGAGCGCGCCAGGTCTGCTCTTCCTGCTGCTGCTCGACCTGGCGCTCTTGCTGCTGGATAAGCATTTGGATGGCGGCGCGCTGGCCAGGGTTCAGGAACGGATTCGAAAGAGCCTGGAGAAGCCGAGGATCTACGCCCGCGAACGGCTGTTGCGTGTTCTGCGCCACCTGCTGCGGAGGAGCGGCCGGCGCCGGCGGGGCGACAGAAGGCTGTGCGGCCACTGCGGGAGCATTCGCAATGGTCGTCGGAGGCGGCAACTCAGGAGCAGGACGCGGCGGCCCTTGCATCGGAGCGCGGCCGACGTTCACGACCTTCGGGTCCACATATCCAGGAGTAGGCGCAGGCGGCGGCTGGTTTACCGGAGGCGGGGCGATCGGCCCAGGCGAAGGCATGCCGGCGGACGCATCGAGGCTTGCAACTTCCGTGCCGCCGCCCTGCCCCTGGAATTTCGGCAGGAAGGAATTCGCAAGAGAGAGACGATGGGCAGCGTTCGGATTCCCCGGCTGATTGTAGCCCTTGAAGGCCCATGCGTTGTTCATGAGCTGCTGCGCTTCTTCAACGCTCTTGGCGTTATTCAACTTTGCCACCAGGTCAGGATTTTCCTGAAGGAAGAATTGAGCCTGCTGTTGAGGCGTTCCATTGGTGCCACCGGCAAACCTTTGCAGGTTGGCGAGGCGCGGACCATTCCATGACATGATGCCGCCCGCGTTATTGGCGCCATCATTCCAAACCCTGCCAGCATTCTTCGGAGAAAACCCGCTCTCCGCCTGTCCTGTCGCGGCAACGGCAGCGAGGCCGTAAGGGTTGGTGACGGCGAGCTTCTGTCCGGTTCCTGGGTCGAACCCGGTTTTAACCGTGTCGATGAACGGGGTGTAAACCTCTCCAGGCTGACTTGACGCGACCGGCACATTACCGGACGAGGAAACGGCCGGCATGGCCGATCCTGTAGCCCCTGGAGTGGACGGCGTGCCCATGATGCTGTTGAACAAACTGTTCGCTGCATCGGTTCCGGTCTTTTCGGCGGCATCGGCGCGGCGATCGAGGACGTTCGCGACAATGCCGTCGCCGAGGGCGTTCAGCCCCTCCCCGATGTTCCGCGGCGCGTTCGATGCGCCCATGATGGCGCGCACCAGGTCGCGCTTGCGCTTGATCGAATCCGGGGTTTCCTGCGTATCGCCGCCGAAGAGGAACGATAGGGCCATTTATTTCGCTCCTGCACCGAAGAGTTTGCCGTAGTCGACCTGTTTCAGGCCATCAGCGCGCGTGGAAACAGCATCCGGCCGCTTCTTTTCTACTTCCTGGGCCATAACGCCGACATGGTGTTTGCCGTCGCCCCTCCCCTTCTTGTACTTGTAGGAGTAGAGCTTGTGGCCGCTGAGCTCGCCGACCTTCTTGATGTCGGTCTTGGCACGCTCGTCCGAGAGGCCGATCAGCTTGCCGCCGAGGCCGAACAGGCCGCCGATGAGGCTGTTGGACTGCTGCATCTGCGTGTTGTAGGCGCCGAGCTGGTTCTGATAGTTCTGCTCGACGAGGCCGCTGTAGTCGACCGTGGGCAGGCTCGGCTGGTTGGTGCCGGCGCCGAACTGCGGCATCCCTACCTGAGAGCCCGACATCAAGGCGCTGATCTCGTTGAGCGGCTGATTGCGCTGCGTCAGGATGTCCTGAACCGCCTGCTGGTGTCCGTTCAGGATCAACTGGTTATAGGCGTCGTTGGTGCCCTGGTTGAAGTTGTTGACCTCCCGGTCATAGGCTTCTGAGCCGGCCTTGATGCCCTGGTTGGCAAGCCGCGTGCGCAGATCCTCGTCGCGCTGGGCGATGACAGGCGCGAGCCGCTGGTTGGCGAGCTCCATCGTGCGGGCTTCGGTCGCCTGCGTGTCGAGATTGACCGGCTTTGCCAGATAGTCCTTGAGGAAATTAGACTGCTGGTTGGCGATCGTGCCTAGATTGAGGCTTGCCGCGTCGGTCTGCGCCTTGATGGCCTGCTGCTCAGGCGACAGCGTCGTCGTCTGCGTATATTGCGGTATGTTGTAGGTCGCGCCTGTCGTCGGGTCCGTGAAAGACTTGCTGCCGCTGGTCGAATAGACAACCGAGCCATCCGGCCCATACTGGTTGACGTTGCCGAGCTGCGCATTGGCAAGCGCCGTCGTGACGTTGGTGCCAGTCTGGGCCGCTGCAGTCTCTTTAGGGTCTGGCGCTTTAGGAGCTTTTGGCTTTCCGATCACACACCTGCCTTGCCCCGAAGGGCTTCTTTCGATTGGAATTTGTTCGCTGCCCACGCCTCGCGGGTCGTCAGGAAGATGTTCTCTGCTGCAGTCTCGCCGCGAAGGCGGGGAATGCGATATCGCTCGGCGCCGTATGCCTTCAGCATTCGGTGTTGGGCCATGTCGTCGTCAGAAACGCGCTGAATGACGGCCTGGCAGCCGCAATCGATAAATGGATAGCCGTACATGGCCCTAAGGACCGACCGCGTCAGCCATCCCTTGACCCATGCCGCGCCGGAAATCTCGATCACATGGGCGTCGGGGTCGTAGTTGTGATAGATCAGGCCGGCCGCCAGCTTGTCGTCTTCCATGACGGCGATCGCCGCGCATTCTCCGAAATTCCTGCCCTTGGTCGGCCAGATGCGATCAGCGACCAGAGAAGAGAGCGTTTCCGTCTCTTCCCCAGGCTTGGCAAATGCCCACGTGATCACGTCATCACCGAGCCGTTTTCATATAGCACGTCGAAGGCAACCAGTTCCGTGCGCGTCGTCGGCGTGATGCCGCAAGTGATCTGAACCTGCGGCGAGATCGAGAACCCGGTCTTGCCGATGGACACCCATTTCGTGGTGATCGAAGTCGCTTGGCCGGCATCCCAGATGGCGTCGTCCCACAACCCGACATCCCAAACGTCTTCCGAGAAATCCGCGGCCGAAGACGGCGGCGACGGGAGCTCGACGGTGTAATTGACGGAGGCGCTGACTTGCGCGACGAAGGGAACGTTGGATTTGAAGATCGATCGCGCTTGGTTGATCGTCTTCGTCACGCCAGGAGAATCGATATGATCCGGCAGGCCGACATAGACGCAGGTATAGGGCGAACCATCATCGCTGCCGGTGATGTCCATGCGATGGACCGTCCCGGCATTCGAGCCGAAATAGCCATTGCCGGCGAATAGGCCGATACAGCGCACATCCCAGCCGGTGAAATAGCCCCACGCCCCTGTTTTGAGGTTTGAGACGTAGCATAGGGCCTGCTGGTCGTCGGTCAGTGACGGGAGCGACACAACCATCATGTTGTTGGTCGGCCACTTCATGATTTCCCACGGCTGACCGCGCCGGTTGACGACCTCTTTCTTCCATTCCGTCTCGATCGTGCTTGTCACAGCCGAGATGGAGAGAGCGGCGGCATCCTTGCGAACCGCTTCAGAGATCGGGACGATTCCATCTTCAGTCGCAATCATTAGATCACCGCCGGCCGACATGGTGGCATTGGCGCCCATAGGCGGGGTGATGCTGTAAACGCCTACCTTCTGCCAATCGGAAGCGCTCCCGGGGTTCGTGCCCTGGTAGACAGCGACCTCGCCTTCCGTCGAGACGAAGACGCATTTATCGTCAAGGCCATCGCCGGAATCGAGCGACCACTTGCCGCCGAAAAGCAGTGAGCCGCCCTTCTGGAAGATGCCTGCAAGGCTGAATTCCGCCAAGGCGCCGTTGATGCTGTCGACCGGCAGATACCAAGCCGACATCGTGTTCTTGCGGACATAGAACAGCCTGCTGGCATAGAGCCAGACGAATGAGAGCTGTGATGGCGTGGCCAAGCCCGTAAATGCGTGGTTGGCCCATGTCGAGCCATCATAATATTTTGGCGTGTCCGTACCGTTGACCACGGAAAGAACCGTGACGCCTGCATTGCTCGCCTGGGCCGTCGAATAATAGCCGCTGGTCTGCCCGGTCACGACCGGCGTCGGGATCACGTCTGCGTCGGCTACCGTGGTGATATTGAAGATATTCGTCTCGTCCGAGGCAAAGAATTCCTCGACGAGGCCGCTTTTGAACGTCCAAACGCGAAGAACAGGGCCCGAGGAGATCGTGGCGTATTTCAACGAGCCGCCGCGGGTGCGGATGCCTGTCGTGGTCGGGAACCAATTCTCGAGGATCAGCGCGCCGCCAGGCTGGGCCATCGCAAGGTTTTCGTTCGCAATCCAGCCACGCGACGGCGCCGGGAACGTCTTGCTTTGAGCTCGTGGGGCCTGTGGGTTGGGCTGTGCCGTCTGGCGGACCTGCGCCCTTGCCGGCTTCACTGCCATGGAGAGCGATCCTGCATGTCTGTGCCGGCGAGATCCGTCAGAATGGCCTCGAATTCGGCGAGGTAGTCGCTGAAGTCCTGCCCCGACTTGCGCTTGAAGCGCCAGATCGTGCCCTTCGTGACGAGCTCGTCAGGCACAAGCGGCGTGTTGGAATCGTTGTCCCAAGCCGCCGTGCCGTTCGAGCACCAGTTTTTCGTCACATATGAGACGGAAATAGCCGTCGCTGCGGCCGGGTACGGATAGAAGGATATCGACGATATGCCGTTCATGCGGAAATAGCGCGGCGTTCCTATCGTGGGCGTCAGAGCAAACCACTCATCCTGGCTGATGCCGCCGCGGATCGGGGTGCCCCCGACAGAAACTGCGCTGCCCAGCGTAAGGCGGCCGAAACCGGAAGGAAGGGCGAAATTGTCGTTGGTGCCGGTCCCGGTGATGGTGGCGGTGCTTCGAAGGGCTGACCAGTCGGCTCGGCGCGCAATCTCGTCGGCCGCCTCCTTGGCGAACTGCACGAGCTCGACATATTCGCGCTCGGTGTTGGCCACGGCGCTGCTCGGGACATCGAGCCCGACATTCTTGCAGACGGCGGCGATGATCTCCAGAATCGTCATGGTGTCACCGCCTGAACTCGAACCGTCGCATTCGACCAGCGGGCGCGCTCGTCGTCGACCTTCATGTCGTTGATGGCTTGCGTGAGGAGCGCTTGCGTCGCCTGGGCGAGCTCGGCATCACGAAGGAATTTCGCGGCCTCGACGGCTGCAGCGTAGAGATAGACGCTCGGATAATCGGCCAGCAGCCAGTTTGTCGACGAGACGGTCGTGGTGATGGTCGGGATCTTGGCGAAATAGGTGATATCCCTATCGCCGCTCAGGCCATAGATCAGGACGCTTGTCCCGTCGATCGCATACCGCGAGTATTCCGACCCGCAGCGGTTCACATCCGCGATCGAGCCGGCGCTCAGGGCAACCCCATACTGGCCGAAGACGTTGATCATTTCGAGGAAGTCGGTCGGGAGGGTGGAGACGCCAGACGCGAATGTCAGGGTAGCCGAGGTGATCTGTTTGCGGTGGCGGAGCTTCTGGTTCAGCGTGCTCTCTGCCATCTGCACGATGCGCGGCATGACATCAGAGATGTTGCGATTGCCGACCTGCTCAGCGACAGCAACGCGGAGATCGAGATAATCGGCAAAGACGGCCATCAGAGATGCCCTTCCTTCGTGCGCCAGGCGCGGTTGTCGGAATCGTTGAGGAAGCGCTTGACGAACTTGTCATTGCCTTCCGAATGCGCCTGGACGAGCCCGCTATCGTGGGCGATGTTGAGCGGGATGGACGCCACACGATGCCAATCACCGCGCCAAACCTTCTCCGCGACATTGCGGACGGCAGCATTTTCGCTGACAAGGCTGGTCACGTTCTGGTCGACGCGGAAAACGTCCTTTTCGCCGTCGAACATGTGCCAGATTGTACGACCAAGAGCGAAGTCATGGTCGTACAAGGTCCAATCGCCGTCTCGGATCATTCGTCACCCGGAAGAGGATCGGCGCGCTCTGCCTTGCCGGCGGAAATGATCTGCTTTGCGGTCGAGACCGGCAGATCAAGCACCGTTCCGGCCTTGATGCGATTTTCATCGGCCGCCCACATATCGTAGAGCAGGCGGATGGGGGTCGTTTTCTCTTTGGCTTCAGCCATGTTCGTTTCTCCGTGGGAAGAAGAGGGGCGACCCGAAAGCCGCCCCGCTGGTTGTTACGATACCGCCGCGCTGAACGGGGTCGCCTCGGTGCCGGTGGCGGCGCCGGTGATGTTCACCTGCCAGACGCCAGAGGCGACATCGACAAGACGAATGCGATCGCCCTTGATGCCGCCTTTGGTCGAGCCGTCCATGGTGATCGTGTCGTCGGAGGCGCCAGCTTCCCAAGCGTTGGAAGTGCTGCCGCCGTCCGCCGCCTGGAAGGCAACGCCGGCCATGATATCGGTGGCGTTGGCAACCTGGACGATCAGGTTGTTGGAGGTGATGGTGGTTCCGACGATGATGTTGAATTCAACACCGGAGCCGGAACTTGCGGGCAGCGTCATGGTGATGCCAGCCGCACGGTTGGCAACCACTGTGGCGCCGCCGTGAGTCCGCGCGCTGAGGGTCAGCGTGGCGGCAGTGACGGAGATAGGATTGTAGGAAAGAGGCATGATCGTATCTCCTTACGAAGCAGAGGTGAGGCCGAAGAGGTCAGCGGCAACGCCGAGGCCCTTTTCGTTCTTCACCTTGAGAGTGCCTTCGCCGATGATCACGCCCTTGTCGGCGTCACCGGTCTTTGCAACGTCCTTGTCTTCCTGGATCTTGCGAAGCCAGTCGAACTCGAGGAAGTCGGTATCGATGAAGAAGGCGTTGCGCGCGAGGCCGGCGGCACCAGCCTGGACGCGGTTCGGGTGGATCATCACCGTGCCGAACGGGCCTTCATAGTAGTCGGCCGTTGCGATGATGGTGTTGCGCTCGCCGCCCTTGGTGACCGCATAGCGGAACTGTGCGACGTTCGTGTCAGACATGAAGGTGACGAACACCGACTTGACGTAAGGCGAAACCGAAACGTGCCGGAAGTTGGCGCCGCTCTGGTAGCCCTGCTGCATCACGCTATCCAGGATGGTTTTCGTGAATGCGCGCTGCGTGCCGTTCGTCGGAGCGACCGTAAGGCCGGTGCCCGAGTTGAAGCCGCCGTTTGCGCCACCTGCGCCGCGGGAGACGTTGGTGGTGATCCAGGTGCTCAGCGAACCGAAGTTGCGCGTGGCGCCGGCAACGGAAGCCTTGGCATCAACGATGGCATATTCGACATCCTTGCGGATCTCGACGCCCTTCTTGAGCTTCTGGTACTTCCGCTTCTGGACATTGCCGGCTTCGGAAACGACTTCCTGAGTGCCGGAGATGATCCAGTCCTTACGCAGGATCTGCGTATAGTTGCCGAGGCGCGACGGCGGCGTGATCGCATCGAAGGTGTAGTCTTCACCTTCTTCGCGGATGTTTTCGGCCGGCGCGGCCAGTTCGTCGGTTTCCCATTCGGGGTGAACCGAAACGCACTTGCCCTTCTCGATCAGGGAGTAGATCGGGGTGTCTTCCGGCGTGATACGCGATACCACGTCGGACAGTTCTTCGCGGTTACCGACCGCATTTGTCGTGCGGAAGGTATTGGTAATGACTGCCATGATAGTGATCCTTCGAAGATGGGATTAATCGAAGTCGATCGACATTGCGTCCTTGATCGACCCGGTTTTCGACAGCTTCTTCATCGCTTCCTGGTTGGCGCGGGCCTGCTGAGCGGCAGCACCCTTCGCCTTCCCAATCGCTACAGCCGGGGGAGCACTGGCCACCTTCGCCAAGGCTTTGCTTTTCGCCTGCTCAGCCTGGAGGCCGAGGCGGGCGTAATAGGCAAGCTTGAAATACCGGTGGTCGATCTGACCCCTCAGTTCCTCGTCGGTGAACCCGAGATCACGAGCCGTTTCGAAAGACTGGTCGAAGAACTTTTTGCGCTCTTCTGCTGACTTCCGGGTCTGCGGGAAGGATCGGGCCAACGCCTCGTCGTTTGCGGCGATGAGGGCGTCTTCCTCTTCCTTGGAGCGCTTTGCGGCGACATCCTTCGGATCGTTTGCGAGGCGGATGATCGCGTTGACCTGGGCCATTGCCGAGTCGTAGATCGCCTTCTGGCGCGTGTACTCGTTCGGGTTCTGGATAGCCAACGTGGGCTGCGGTTCTTCCGGCAACATGCCGGCGAGATGGGCTGCGATGGCGTCGACCGTGCGGACGACGCGAGCTGTCATTTCGTCAAGAGACTTGCCCTTGTTGGCCGTCTCCTGCGTTTTGTGGCGGTAGTCACGATCACGCATGTATCCAAGCTTCAGTTCCTCGAGAGGAACCTGCTCGCCGCCCTTCAGGGTAACGACAACAGCGTCGTCGGCTTCCTTGGCCTCGGGCTCTTCGCCATCGGCTTCCGGCTCGTCGTCGGGCTGCTGTTCTTGCGTGTCGTCGGACTCTTGGCCATCTTCAACGGCCTCATCCGTCTCGCTTTCAATCCCCGGCTCGCCTTCGGCCTGGTTGTTCTGCTCTTCTTCGTCAGAATCCAGGAAATTCAGGTTTTCGGGGTTGTTGAGATCAGTCGAGGGTTCAACGGATTGGCTCTCCACGACGGAGTTGGCCCTATCGTTTCCAGGCATGTCTGTACCTTTTCAGGGGTTAGGGTGCCCCGCCCTATGCAGGGGCGCCTTTCCGCGAGACATTGGCTTCACTCACGAGAGCGTTCAGCTTGCTGCGGAAATTCTTGATGGCGCGCGCCTCTGCCGCGTAGGCGTGGCGCTTCTCGTCATCCTTTGGGTCTGCGAAAATGCAGGCGTTGACCGCGGCTTCTTCCAATTCATCCCAGAGGGCGTGGAAGAGTGGCATGTCGAGCAGCGCGCGGGCCTGAGCGACCTTTTCAGCGTCGGTCATCCGGGCTCGCCTCCAACCTCAACCTGTGATGTGCGCTGCGTGGCGACATGGGCATTGAGCGCGATATCGGCGGCGCTCTGCTGGCGCTTCAAATCCAATTCGGCCATAAGCTGATCGCGCTTCAACTGGAGCTCACGGTTCAACTGCTCCTGCTTGAGGGCGAATTCCCGGTTTAGCCGCTCCATTTCAAGCTGCGCGTCGGTCTCGTTCTGCTGCTGCTTGATCTGCGCGTCGAGTTGTGCCTTGGCCTTCTGGGCTTCGGCCTGCGCCTGAACCTTGACGACCTCTGGGCTCGGCTGGTTTGCCGCCGCGTCCATCTTTGCCTGAATTTCGGCGGGGTCGGGCCGGGTGAAATAGAGCTCTGTCGACCTGGCACCGGCCGATTCCGCGAATTTCGACACCGCGTTGTAGAGATTGTCGGGCTTGACGAAGGGATTGTCGGCGCCGAGCGATGCGAGCAGCTTTTCCTGCAGCCCGATCACCTGCGACATCATCATCATATCGCGCTCGCGCGTTCCTGCCCCCAGACCGGTGTTCACGGTAGCGTCCATTTCAGCGTTCCATTCGCGCGGGTCGTAAGTCACCCACTTGTCGCGGAGCCGAACCGTGCGCGGCTTGTCCTGGTGCTTGACCACCATGCGCAGAAGGCCGCGGAAAACTCGCTCAAGGCCGTGGGCGATCGTGCGCACCATCAATTCAGTCTGACCGATGCCTGCCTGCTCGATCATCGCCGACGCCTTGGCCGTCATGTTCTGCAGCGCATCTGGCGCAAGGCCGCTCGATGCCTCGTTGATGCCCGTCCTGTCTGCCCCCTCCTCGTCGAGGTAGGAGAGCATGGCGAACGAATCCTTGGCGACGAATGGCACCATGTTGTAGGTCAGTGCTGTTCGTGTGTCAGTTCCCTGCGAAACCCGGATTGGCAGGCCGAACCGCGGGTTCAGAACCGCCTCGGGGTTGACGATCTGGCCTTCCTGGACGATCGGCTGCGGGTTGTTCTGCCAGTAGAGGTTATCCATGGTCTGACGGAGCAGAACCGTCTTGATCTTCTGGATATCCATCATGTCGTCGGTGACGGAATCGCCTTCACGCTGATGCGGCCGGCGCTTGGCGACGATGTCGGCGAACGGAACCTCGTCCCAATCCTCGTTCGAAAGCAGGTTCTTGACGCCAACGGCGCCGGCATAGACGATACGCCTGAGCTCAGCGATGCCGTCGTCGTCCGCGTCGACCCTCACATAGAGCTCGTAATATTCGATCTCCTGGAGGGCGCGCTGCGTGGACTCCTCCTCGTCGAAGACGTCACGGCGCCGGGTTAGTTCTTCCTCTTCCTTGTCGTCATCCGATCCAGCAGCCGGCAGAGCATCGATCTTGTCGCGGTCATAGCCCATTGCCACAAGATCAGAGCGACGAAGGCGCTGATTGATGCCGACAATCGGGCTTTCCTCAATATCGAGCGCATCCGGGTGAATGAGGAATTCTTCCAGGGGAACCGCGGCAAGCTTCGTGCAGCCATATTCGGAGCGCTTCTTGATCTTGAGATTATAGACCGGCTGGGCGACCATCTGCCCATCGGGGCCCTGGATCTGCTGCTCGGATACGTCTTGCTCCAGCACCTCGACAGCATCGTCGGCGACGAGTTGGACCATCGCGTCTTCATCGAGGCCGGTATGATCGGAAACCGAAACCTTGATCTTCTTGTCGTACCACCAGCGGATGACGCCGTTGCGGAGCTTCAGGGCGTCGTAGACCGCATCCTGCACCGCCTCGTAGCCCGAGCTCTCCGGGAAGACGATGTAATTGATGTAATCGCTCGCCTGCTCTGCCTTCTCCTCGTCGCCCTCGCCTACTGGTTCGTACTCGACGACCTTGTCGTTGCCGAGGATGACGCGGGTGACGGAGGGCAGAACCTTGGTGATTGCAGAACGCACGTCACGAGAGACGACCTTCGATCGATTGTCGTCGACCGGCACGTCGTTCATGATGCCGTCGAAATACTCCATCGCTGTGATGCGATCTTTCGACAGCTCATCCCGATAGTTCTCGCAATCCTTGACCAGCACCGAGACGATATTGGTCAGGCGCTCGTCGGTCATTTCCGCCATATTATACGACCTTCCGAGCCTTGAAATTCCAGTTGGTATCGCCGCCTTCGATCCGGGCGAACCGCTTCATCATCAGCGCGTATCGGGATGCAGACAGCACGTCGTCGCGTTCCTTGACGACCTTGCCGTCCTTGCGATGGTAGAGACGGAATTCCTCGAACCATTCAGAGCAGGTTGAGAAAACCTTCCAACGACCCGTCACCATCCGGTCCAGCATGTCCATCAGGCCGGCCTCAACGCTGTTGCTGCCGTCTTCGAACGTTGCCCGTTCGGCAAGGAACGGCATCCCTTGCGCCTTGTATTGAGACGCCAGGTTCTCGCCGGCCGCTACGTCGTTGTTGCCGTCATGCGGCCATGACCACGGAAGCCAAGAACCCCATGGCTTAAGCGCTGCAGCGTGCGTGTGAACCGGCGCCTCTCGCTTGCGGTAGTTCTTCGTGACGTAAATCACGTCAGCATCGCGATCCCACGCTAGGCAAGCCGCAGCTGTCGGGTGATCCCAACCGAAGTCTATGCCGGCGATCTGCACCCAATGCTTCGGAATAGCAAAAGGCGATACCGTGATGTCTTCCTCGGGAACCGGGAAGATGCGGCCCGAGCCAAGTGATGGAATGCCCTTCGTTCGCGCTTCCCGCTCATGCGGCGGGTAGCTGTCGATGATCCTCTGCCGCTCTTCCGGCGTGTAATGCTCCGCGTCGTCGATCGTCATCGTGATGACTTCGCGGTCTGGAGACTTCTCCAGGATATATCGAGCAACCACCGTGCTCATGCCCTTGAGAGGCGTGAACGTGACGGCGATCAAGCCCCGCGTGGCGTTGGTTCTGGTGATGCCCTCGAAGTAGACATCTTCCGGAGGCTCCTCGTCGAACCAGACGAAGTCGACCGTGTTGGCCTGCCACTTACCGCGGCCTTGCTCATACGCCTTGAAGAGGAGCGTTGAAGCTCCCCCCGACACATGGCGAACCGTGACGCTGTCGAGCGCGCCCGAGACGCCAGAGCGGCGCGTGGTCGCGATGATATCGGCCTTCGGAATGTAGCCGGTGCCCCATTCCTCTTCGTTCATCGGCGGCCCGATCAAGAGCCGCTGCACACCGTCGCGCGTCAGCTCATACGATTCAGAGCCGGCAAGCATGACAATGGGCCGGTCGAAGCGCTTGCCTTTCCACCAGTCTGGATAACGACCAGTGAGATGCATCGCGGCTTCGGCTGCGCCGGCCAATGTCTTGCCGAGCTGATTGCCGGCCATGAACAGACGCTCACGGAAGAGGGCGCCGGCCTCGTGGAATTCCTCCTGCTTCGAATAGGGGGCGTAGGCCGCCAGGCGGTTAGTGCGCCGTCTCCGATCCAGCTCGGCCATCAACATCGCTTGCTCCTTGAGCATCGAGGAAAGGCCGGATTGCTGCATCGAGAGATCGGATGCGCTGGACAAGCTGGTCATCCGTCAGATCGTCCATCTGGTTGATGTTGACGTTGAGATCCTTCGGCAGGATGGAGGCGACGACCTTCAGATATTGGTCGGGCTTCTCTTCTCGGACGCGCTGAAGCGTCTCGACGCCGTTTGCCTGCCAGTCTGCGTAAAGGTCTTCGAGGAACTGCTCACCGAGCTTGTTGCGCGCGCCCTTGGGCCGGCCGGGATTGCCTGGCTTGAACTGGTGCTCTACGGGGGGCTGGGGCTTCCGCGTTTTCTCCCCGTTATTTCGGGAAGCGTCTTCGTCCTCAATCATCAGGCATCAATGCTCGCAAAAGAACTGGAGCATGCCGTCACACGGCGAACGACGAATGGAATGATGTACCCAGCCGGGAGGCCGGTGAAAGCGATTGTGCCAGCGTCCAGATTCCCGGCAGGAATGACCGTGATGTCGCCAGTAGCGAGCATGACGATAGCCTTGGCGATCGGATCGATATCAGAGCCACTTGCCGCAAGAGTCCTGCCCTTTCGGCCGTAGCTTGATGCAGTCGCGCCCGTCTGGTTCCATTCAGGAGAAGCCATGGTTCACCTTTAGACTTTGCCGAGAAGGATTAAAATGATGAGAACTGCGATCACCACCCCAATCCCGCCTGAAGGCCAAGGGCCTGAACGGAAGTGGAAGCAGCCGGCGAGAAGCAGAATGAGGATAATCAACAGGATAGTGCCGAGCATGTCAGCCTCCTTAGAAATTATCGCCTCCCGGTTCGAAAGGACGGTGGCCATTCCTTTGAATTTCTGGTGGCGAACCTTTTCGCTCGGATATGAAGCCCATGTCCGATCTGTGACCCGATCTACTTCAGCTTAACGCGCTTTATGCGGCAGCGCCGGTCATCGGCGTTCGTGATGGAGGGCTTGGCCTTCACCCGGTGGCGCTCTTTGAGTTTCACAAAACCGCATGGGTTGTTAAAACGGGGCTCGCACTCCACCTGCATGGCAAAAGGCTGCTTCTCACCTTCGCTGTAGGGAACGTCATCCCACCATGCTTTTGTCAAATGGCTCTCCAGCAATCCGAGCATGGCGGCTGATACGTCTGACACGAAGCCAGGATCAGCAACGGTGTTGCGAGAGCAATGGCGAGGGCTATCCATATGGTGAGGATGATGAGCTTGCGGGTCACCGGGTTAACTGCCACCGGATTTCGCCCTGATCATTGGGGCGCTGTGTCCAGCCTTCCACCAATGCGAGCTGTTCATCGTCAGGGTGCGTGGAATATCGGCCGAAGGTGCACCCTTCCTCTTTTGCTTCAGCCGCGCACGCCTTGAACCATGCGCGATGCAGGCTGGGGTCTTGGTGCACCTGCCTGATGTATTCAGGTTCGGTCATCTCGCTCTCCTGTTATGGAAGCGGGGTGTGGTCGGGAAGGCGTCCAGAGGTAATCTCACCCTCTCCAGATCAGAGCGTCATTTTGCGCTTGGCTCAGTGAGACGTTTGCCAAGAACTAGACGATGATGCCTTCCCGATCTCGTTGATGCATTGCCTCGAATGAGGCGGCGTCGGTAATTCCGACGCCAGAGAGCAAATCGCCTTGGGCGCATGCTCGTTGAGGCGACGAGGAATGGAGAGACATCCATAAGCCGATGTAGTCTCTCTGGCATTCGCCTCGGATATGGTGCCCATGGCCGGCCACAGGACTTCGCGGGGGCGGACGAACCGCAAGGGCCGCGCGCCCCGCTGACGAGCATTCCCGTCAGCAACTCGTTAAGCGGACATCTCCGATGATTGAATATCCCAACGGTTATCTGATTTGCTCGGTTGACGCAAGTCCTTCCGCTTGGCGAACGCGTTTAACCCACGCTTAAGCCACAGCAATTGCTGATCTCCCATGCCGCGCAGATGCTCATAGTCCATAACCGCCACGTTATGAACTAGCGCGCGAACCTGTGGCCCGTCTTCGCAGCTCAAGAGGACGCCGATCGCCCCCATCATCGCATTGCTCGCGTTGCGGGCTCGCGTGGTGAGGCTTTCCGACTGTTCGCCGTCGTGACCTTTGATGCTAAAGAGCGATTGGGCACGTGCGCTCGGGAACGGAATGCCGGTGAGACGGTGATAGCGGCTGATGATCTCCGCATACTCGTCACCGGCCTCAAGCTGTTCCTTGGTGATCCTGCCGTCGAGGAACATGCGCCCGAGGGTATAGCCTGCATACTGGCTCTTGACGGCGTCGTCAGACACCTTGTCGCCCCACCCGTCAATGCGCCGGCGTGCCTCGATGGCGACCGACATCGCCTCGCGCTGGGTCTCCGATCGCTTGATGTCGCCACTGGCGTACCGCTCTACGCCCTGCTTCCGAGGGCGGCCGGCGCCCTTGTTGCCTTTTGATCTGGTCTTTAGTGCTTTGCCGCCCATGTGATTTAGTCCTCGCTATCCTGGAATTACGCCGCCGATTTGCCCGAGAACCTCAAGGCTCTCTCGCATTGCCTTTGCTCTCTCTTGGGCATCCTCGAAGGAATACGCCCAGATAGAAACGCCGCCCCACGTGGAGCCGGCGAACTTGTACGAAAGAAGGAAGCTGTACATGGGCCTCCCCATGTCATCCTTTCTGATAAACTCAGGATCTATGTCGCGCTCGGTTCTGAATTTCTGGAAGTCTGTAGGCTCGACCATGTGCTTTCTCGCTATTCAAACATCAAATGATCGCGGCTCGCCGCATTCTTCACAGACGCAGACAATCCTGCGGCCTACCATCTTATCGCCTCTCATCCGGTCGGCATTTCCAACTTCGTTCCATTTGTGCCGGTGTCGTGGCGCTCGGAACCAGAGCCACGCGATGAAGCTGACGCCGCACATCAGCCAGAATGTGGAATAGGCAACGCCGGCTCCTATGGTCATGTGATAATCCCTCGACGTAGCGCCTTTGCGACGAGATGCGTGCTGTTCATGGCGTCGAGCTTTGCCCTGGCGCTTGCAATGTGGTGGTGGATGGTTGGTTCAGAGATCCCGAGAATGATGCCGATTTCATAGGCTGTCTTCCCATGGGATACCCATTTGATGATCTCGGTTTCGCGCTGCGTCATGTGTGGTTCGAGGGCTACGCTCATGACACCCACCCGTTACGAAAAGCAACGGCGACAAGAGCGGCGTCCTTTCTGGGGATGCGGAGCATCTTGCTTGCTGACTGGATGCGCTGGCAGATCGCGGATTCGCTCACATGGCGCTCAAATGCTATGTCCTTGCGGCTTCGTCCTTCCGCCAAGGCTTTGATGATCTCCTTGTCCGTCGTGTCGAGAGGGCAGCGGCGGACGGTCGTGTGCATGTTCATGGTTGTTCGCCCTCACTGGTCAATTGTAGCGTTGATGATGCTGGAGGAAGTCGTAATGGGATGAACCGATCGCCCGCCTCGTCCTTCGTGGACAGCCCGATCGCGTTTCGGTAGAAACCTATTCCCATATGGCGAGGCTTCCGGCCGAAGGTGTCGTACATCAGCAGCAGGAGAGCCTTTTGCTTCTTGAACACCCTCATTGTAGCGCCTCCTCCGTACCACTCGTTTCAAAACGTGGGTCGACGTATTTGACGATCGGCAACGGCGTTCTTAGCCATTGATCGATGAGAGCCTTCCCGAGTTCTGTCACCTCCATCTCAGTGATAGACAGGACTCCGAGGCTCCAAAGCTTGTCGATGGTCGGGCGGTAGATCGGAGCGTCCTTGTGGGGGAAAGGACTGCTCGACACATAGTGGTGGAGAACGACGGATATCTCATACGGCGTCCAATTCATTCCGCAGCCTCCTTGCTGTCTTCTTGCGCCGCAGGCGGCTCCCAAGCCTGCTGTATTGCCCAAAGCCATATTGTGCCGGGGCGGAATGTGTGACGGCGCCCCCGCAATACCGTGTCGTCGATGCCGATATGCTCCTCAGCTAGGCGATAGCCCTTGTTGTAGAGTTCTTCGGCCCTGCGCTGGTGGATCTGGCGCCAGTCTTTCATTGACGTGTTGCCATCCTGATCAGGTTCGAGACGCGCCGATCGCTCGATGCCTCCCAATCCCGGTTGTTGGCCTCGATGGAGCGCTTGATGTATTCTTCGCGGGTTTCGGCCTTGGGCATCGGGTTATGCGGATCGTGGAAGCCGCTGCCCTTCTTCACCCACTCGGCCTTGAAGCCTTGCCAGCCACGGTTCAAATGCTCCTCGGCGGCCGCTACAGCGTTTCCGGTCGCTTCGTACTCCCGCAGCAGCGCTTTCGCTCCTCGGGCCGTCAGGGGGCATTTCTTGCCGCGGCGATGGGCAATGATGTCTTTCGCCAGATCTTCCCCGAGCGCGGGGCTGAGGATTTCCAGAATTTCCTTGCTCATTTCACCACCTTTAGCGTTCGCTTTGACGCCGGCTTGCGCGGGCCGTGGCCGCTGCCGAGAAAGTTGCTATCGTGCTTATGGCCGACCGGGTCATTGCCAAGCTGCGCTCTCACCTTCTCGACGCCGACTTCCACATCCATCTGATAGACGCGGTCATCGGGGCAGTGGTCGTTGACGCAGAAGAATTCGATCGGCTCGTCGCTGTAGATCGTCCAGCAGCCTTGAGCGTCCATGTTCATGACGACGCGGTTTATGGGCTTCGACCATTCAGAATTCGGCGTTTCAAAATCAGGTTCATCAGTCATGCCGCAAGATCCTCATATTCAGAGATAAGCACCACACACGGCGCCCCGGCCGGCACCCACTGCACCGTCACGCGCCGCACGTATTTGTTGGAGTCGTCCTTGATGACCCCGGACTTGACTAGCGCATCCAAGCAGCATTTAAGGGTGTTGTCGGCATCGCGGGCGCGCTTGTCCGGCGCCACCAGTCCGATCGATATCGAGACCTCGCCGGCGAACTTCTGCGGCTTCTGGGCCTTGATCATCCAGAGGGCTTCGTTGGTCCATTCACGGTAACGAGCTGTTGCGCGACGGCCGATCTTCGGGACGTTTTCGAAGCAGGCGGACACTGGCAATGGAAAGGGTAATTCGATCCGGGTCACGCGCTCGCCCTCTTCGCCAGGATCTTCGGACGCGTGACAGTGCGGTAATATTTCCGCATATAGGCTTTGCGCTCCTCGTAGGTGACTGCTTTCGGCGGGTCGATACTGCCCTGAAGGCGCCCAAGCTCGTTGTATACTTCGAACTCGGTGCGCTTGAGCATGACGGCGATTTCATGCGTTCCAAAGCCGCGCTCGAATAGCTCTCGTGCTGTCTGTGTCGTCATTCACGCCGCCTCGGTTTCTTTAATGGTGTGGTTGGGTTAGGACGATCACGCTGCCGACTTCCCGTAGACGGCTGCCAATGCCGCTTCCGTGCGGAGAATGGCCCTGCCTATCGCTTCGGGGATTTGGGGCACGACGGCGTCGCCGAACGCTTCGACGATGAGACTTGCTGCAGATGTCCCGCGTGGACCGCCGACCGCAATGCGCGTGCCAGCCAGCCAGGGGGAAATCCCATCATCCAGTTGTAGGTGACCGGCAAGGCCGCCGTTCCAGCCAGACCATGGCTCTGAAGCATCTCGGCTATTTGCCTCGCTGCCGCCCACTTCTGGTCTCGCAGATAGGTCGGGATGTTCTGAGACTTCTGCCGGCCGTTGCTCATTACCCCTAGCGAACCCTTGCTGTCGCTCTTCAGAGGCGTCGGCGCCATCCCTGCATGCTTCGAAGCATACCCTCTCAGCTGCGATAAGAAGTCTCCCCGGCCGCCCCTGTCCGCATCCGTCTTCCGTGGGGTTGCAAGCATCGCTTCCACAATGGTCGGAACTCTGCCATCCATGAACGCTTCCGACCGAGGTGCCGATTGTTTGGTTGGCGTACCCAAGATCATCCTGAACGGATATGTTGATCCCGCTCCGCCCCCAGCCCCATCCTTCATGCCATCTGAGGCCATTGGCGTCGGCAACTTGCTCGACATCGCAGCCGATGATCCAGCATCTGGGCCGCTCGTGATTGGCTCCGATGTCGCCAGCACGAACCACGAACGGCCAGCAGGCGTAGCCGAGTGCTTCCAATGCAGCGAGGACGGCATCAGCGCCGCGAGTTCGGAGGTTAGAGCTGTTTTCAAGAGCGAACCAACGAGGGCGGACTTCTCCGATGATGCGGACTGCTTCGAAGTAGAGCCCGCTGCGCGCGCCTTCGACGCCTTTGCCTTTGGTGTTGGCGCTGGAGATGTCTTGGCAAGGGGGGCTTCCAACGACGACGGATGGAAGTCGCCCAAGATCTCGAACAAGCTGATCTGCTGTGAGCGTGCGGACATCGTCATAAATGCGAACCCCTGGATTGTTTTGCTGGTAGAGTGCCCGACGCCAGTCCACGAACTCGCAAGCGGCAATCGTCTTGAAACCAGCTCGGTGCATACCGAGCGACCACCCGCCGGCCGCAGCGCTAAACAGGTCCAAGACTTCCATCATTGCTTCGGCTTCCCTACGTTAGCGATCCATTCGGCCAGGTCGGCGAAAAAGTGAGCGCGCTTCTGCCACCGTCTTGCCAGCTTTAGGCGCACCGTCACCGGCAAGTATTTCATCCAGCTCCGCCAGCCGGGTTCGAAGTTCTTGTTGTTCACGTCGTGTCTCCTCGTAGACGGCGGCCCTCAAGGCATCCATTTCCTCGCTATCGATCCGTCGCGCCGTTCCCTCGTAGATCGAGCGCGCGCGGCGGATCGTGAATTCTTTTTGCACTCGCGGCGAAATAAACCGCACTGCGTGATAAAAAACGTTGTCGAGCTTGCCGTATCGCCTCAGCGGCCACGCGCTCCTGAAAGTCTCTTGCGCTTCGAAAACAGCACTCATTACCTTCTTCCTGTTCGCCAATTTGCCCTTGGGTTGAGGTCCCAAGTGGCTGTCGTGATATTCGTGCATCTTGTCGCTCTCCTGTGCGATCAATCATCTCGTTCCAAGGAGAGACCGATGCACACAGGCGTCACTCAAAACTCAGAAGACAACGAGACCGAAATGCTTGCCGGCGTTCCGGCCTCGTTGTCGCCCAGGCTCCGCCGCCGGGAACCCGTTATTCAAGTATTCAGCCAGCGCCCCGCCGCTCAACGCGCTGGTGAAGAGAGCGATCTTGACGAAGGTGTATCGTCGTTGGGATCGCTCTCAGTCCGTTTGCTTGCTGAATGGAGCAAGCCAAGAATGATGCTGCCGCCTCCGGGAGGAGTGGAGACGGCAGCGCCCGATAGCGTTAGGGGTGGGGAGGAGCGCTCTCGGGATTGGTGATGCCGGGGTGACGAGGCCAAGAAACCCAAGCGATGGGCTGTTCGCCATTGGCAAGGCCGGCGAACCGCTTCTCGTCGGGGATCCAATACGACTTGATGACCTTCCCGCACTTGGTGGCGAGGATGACATCGTCGCGCTGGAATTCGTCATATTGCTTGACGCCGTCCTTGGTCTGGACCGTTCGCTTGACTTGGCTGCCGCAAGGGATGCCGTTGAGGTTGGTGTCCCAGTTCACGGTCTCGCCTCCTTCGAAACGGCCGCCCTTGCTGCAGCGACCTCTTCGTCCCGGGAATGGCGACCGGAGTTTCTGGCTGACGCCGCCGCGATGATGCAGGCGAAGAACATTGAGCCGAGGAGGCATGCAAAGAAGCCTTGGAGGATCTCGTTCATGATTTTCTCCCTGGACGAGGCACACAGACACGCTCTTGCGGTGTGCGGCCTTCGATTGAGTTCTGGCAGATGAGGTCGATGCCTTCGGAGAGCTTGGTCATGCCGCACCTACCGCGGCCTTAGCCTCAGCAAGGGTCGAGAAATGACCGGGGAACGCCATGCCTTCGATGATGCCAACGAAGCCCTTGCGGACAGAATAAACCGCGCCTCTTGTCACCTTTCCGCCGAGCGGCCATTCGAGCTTGGCCGTCTTGTCGAGATTGCTCTCGTGCTTGTCGATGGGAATGAGAGTGGTCATGCCTCGCTCTCCTGCTCTTCGGCCTGTGGGGGATTTGGGAGGGAGGCTTTGGAGCAGCCGTAACGATGACCGTCGGCCTTTTTGCAAAGTGGGCATATGATGAGGACGGAGCCGCTCATGCTTCACCGCCTTCGCGAATTGCGCTGGCGGTCAGCTCCAGAGCATCAGAAGCCATGAGCATCGCGTCATGAACCAGACCGTCAGCCGCTTCACTTGCCTGCCGCTCGAACTCGATGGCGTTTGCATCGACGATGCCAGCGCAGCGCTCACGCTCGGCTGCAGCCCTTTCTTTCCATATGGAAACCTCCCTAACGAGGTCTTCGATCTCGCGAGCCGCTTCGTCAGCCATGGTCGCGAACTCATTGAGGCGTTTAGTTATGTCTTGCTGACGGGAGTTCATGGTTCTGTCGCTCATGTCGCGCCCTCCTCAGAACGGCCGGTCTTCGTCATAATACGACCTCGGCTTCGGGTCGGTCGCGAATTTGTGGTTGAGCATCGCGTCGGCAACTCGGTAGCAATACGCAGCGTCGTCATCCGGGTTGAAATGCATGGCTTTTGCGGACATGAAGCCGCAGAGAACCTGACCGGCGAACCAGTCGCGAAGCGTCATGCCCTCGTAGTTCGACGGCATCCCGTCGAGGTAGCTGTAGTTTCCGGGAAACGCCGGCCCGCCTGTCGTCTTGATTTCGCTCATGCTGCGCTCTCCCGCTCGTCGGCCCCGCTAGGCGGCTCATGAGAAACAAGATCAGCCACAGAAAGCTCACCGCCAGTCGCCTCGCTAATTTGCTTGAGGCGGCTGGTCGTCGTGCCTTCGCCGGCCATGATGCGGTAGAGCTGCATGCGGCTCGTCCTCGCTGCCTTAGCGAAAGTGGAAAGGCTTTCGCCCTTCTTCTGCAGGTACTTCATGAGGGGGTGCTGATCTGTTTGCATTGCCTCTTGTAACACCGGGTGAAACAGAAATCAAATGAAATCTGTCACAGGGGGCGTGACCACGCGTTACAAAGAGCATGATATATTTTTAGTATGGCTGAACGAACCTATACCAAGACCTACATCAAGGAATGGCGCGAATATCGCGGGCTTTCGCTTAGGCGGCTGGCTGATCGTTTGGAACTGGATGGGCCGGATGAGACGTTGTCTCACTCCAGCATTGGGCGCATTGAGAACGGGCAGCAGCCATATTCTCAGCCTATCCTTGAAGCCCTGGCATCGGCTCTCAATGTGAGCGTCACGGATCTGCTTTCCGTCGACCCCACCAAAGAAGGCGAGGTCGTCGATCTGGTTCGGCTGATCAATCAGAACAATAATCGGGAGCTGGCCGTTCGGCTTCTGAAATCCCTCACCGGGACGGACGGCTAAGTCTTAGGCTGGACCTCGCGATAGAACAGTACGAACTCGTTCATGCCGTCCACCTTAAAATTCCAGCGATATCCATGCTTTTCGCAGAGAGCCTTTACCAAGGCTTCCGCATGATGCTCGCAAGCGTCTGCTGAAGAGGTTCGGAGCGGCACAATCGCCGTCATAGACCCGGCCGCCATCCCTTGGAGAAGAGTCCGTCTTTTCATTTTTGTACCCCTTAATATCCAGGGGCCATTATCGCTATATTTTGCTTATTAGGTATGTGCGATTTGTAGTGATTTACCGCTATGGTAAATCGGCCTTTAAAAGGTTTGCGGCGCAACATGGATCATTCTGGGGCGTCTGTTTTCTGAACAGTTTAGGCAATAAGTATCAATAAGACGGAGGGTGAGGTTATCACATCTATCCCGTCTTCTTCCAACGTGTACGCATGTAATCTTGGACACCAGCGCGTTATCGACCAGGCTGAATCCCGAAAGCCCTCGGGGTATCTTAGGGTCCCTGCACACCCGGTTAGTCGGCATTCGCGCCGGACCTCACCACATTCGTCGTTTATCTCTGATGTTGCCCACCAGATAGGGCCGTCTTAAGCCCGCGCTTCCTTCCACATGCTGTCCATATGTCGGCTAGCCCGAAAATCGCGGCATCCCGGCACGTAAGCCCCGAAAATTAGAAGCCATCGGTCGGCTGGGGGGAGGTTTTTAGGTTGAACCGAACATGCCGTAATGGTATAACATGTGAGTTCTCTTGGCGGCGGATAAACTTCCCGGTTCAAACCGCTACCAATCAGCCCCCGAAGCAATGAGCCGCTTCGGGGGCTTTCTCTTTTCTGACACATCCAAATCGAGCCGTCAATAATTCGTCACATCGGGTGTAACATTTCATTTGACGGCTGTCACATGGGGTGCTACAACAATAACCACTGGAGCACGCAAGAAGCCACGGCTTCACTGCTCCATCAACCTGAGGCGACCCGATGACGAACGAAGAACTCCTCAACACCCTCTACGCCTACGTCCAGGAGAAGCGGGCCGCTCATGGCAAGCACTCCGGCACCGAGCGCGAGCAGGGCAACTGGGACATGGCGTCTTGCATCGAGGGCAAGATCCTGATGATGCGCGGCGTCCTCCGCGATGAGGCTGCGGCCCGGAAGAACCTGACGTTTTCCTTGTCGTCCGACGACGACCGCTGGGGCGATGTCATGGACATTTCCGCACGATAGCCACCGAGAATTTATCGAAAGCAGATCGAAGCCCCCACGGCCTCACTGCTCCACCAAGCGGAAGATGATGAGGAAGACGATGAGCAAATACGAGCCGACAAGCTTTGAAGTTGTGAAGAGCTACAAGAACGTCCGCAACACGACGCTGGCTCGCAAGGTTCATGCGCTCAACACCTGGACTTCCTACGACCGCTGCCAGGCTCACACATGGGCTCTGCGTCTCATCCATGAGAACCCTCAGAATGGCCGCGATGTCGCCGGGGCGCTGATCAACTTCGATTACATGATCCCTGCTGCACAGGCCCATTACGACAGCCGTGAACGCGACAGGAAGCGCTGCGACGCGATCTTCGAAGTCTTCAAGTCTTGGAAAGAGGAAGCCCAGATCGAGGCTGCCGCTTAGGCACTCCCTCGATGCCGGTAGGGTCGGCCCTACCCGTGAACGCCGATGAGCAGCGCGTGACAGCACGGAGAGACGGCGCCACCCACCCCGCAGATCCGGCCTCCGCCGATGTTCTGGGACAGATGAAGGATAGAGAGATGGCACTGAAGGGAAATCCAAACCTGCGCTGGTTTGATGCCTACCCGCATTGCGTATGCGGCAAGCCAGCTCGTGGCGTCCTTAGCGGTATAGGCAACGCCTCCTATGGCCCTCGCTGCCAGTCCTGCGCCGATCGTGAGCTGAAGGCTGCTGAAAAGGCTCGCGCCGCCGATGAAAAGGCAGGTGCGTGATGAGCAGTATTCACAACGACTTGGCCGGATGGGCTCAGAAAGCCAGACTTCGCGGCCACAAGACAATCGAGATCGATGTTGAAACCGCAGATCGCGCTTCCGAACAGATTGTGCAACTGGCGACTGCTCTTGAAGCCGCTTTGATTGGAGGCAACCATTTGGCCTATCAGCTTATTGGGCGCCTCGGGGCTGGATTCAGCGAAAATTTCCCGAAGGACATGGACCCTGAAACGGCACTTCGACGGCTTCACGCGACTGTTGATTACGACATCTGGTGCGCGTGGGCCGCGATGATGAAGGCTCGGGATATCGCCTATCCTGAGCGGGAGGATGGTTACTGATGCCCTTCGCAAAAAGATACTTCGTCGCCCGTCTCACCGAGACATACGCCACCGAATATTACGACGGCTGCGAGACGGCACGATACGACGGCTTTTCTCCTGATCGAGAAGACGCAGAGCTGTTTCGCAGCGAGGCCAAGGCTCAGCGCAGAGCAGATCGTGTCGGTGGTGAGGTCTACGCGACTACGGTCATGGTGAGCCTCGCAGACGGGTTCAAGGCTCCGGTTATTCAGGTTTCAGCGAGGGCGGCATGAGCGAAGTGCCTTTGCGACCAGAACACGAGAGGGCTCTTGGAGCCTATCTCATCGCCCTTTTCATCGATGCCGGTTTCCTTCGCCAGTGGCCTTGGGCGTGGACGGAACAAGGAATGAAGGCCCGAAAGGAAACATTCAATGCCTAAGTTCCGCAAGAAGCCAGTAGTCATCGAAGCAGTGCAGTGGACCGGCAAGAACGTGCTGGAAGTCTACACCTTCATGCACGGCGCGCCAACGATCAATTCAAATATCGCCAGCGACAAGTGGGACGACTTCACCCGCATGCACGATGGCAAGGACTGGCACGTAACGACGCTGGAAGACGGCCCAAACGGCGAAGCAAAGCACGTCGCCAGCGTAGGCGACTGGATCATCCGCGGCGTCAAGGGCGAGTTCTACCCGATCAAAGACGAAATATTTATGGAGACGTATGAGGAGGTTTCCGGTGCCTAACACCCATTCTCGTCACGGTACGAATGCGATGACAGTTGGAGCAAACAACTTCGCATTTGGCTATCTCCCGTTCTGCCTGCGCAATGCTCTTTGCGTTGCAGACGTTCAGCTCCTTGCCAGTCCCAATGTGGTCGAACTCCAAGGCTGCAGGATGAGAACGATATCCGCAGTCAAAACAGCCGCGCTCAATCTTGTAGGCATCGAGCCAACTGCGAATGCGGGCCACAAAAGCGCTGTGTGAAGCCTATGCCGCCTGCAATGGCGAGGACGACGACGCTTACGTCACTGCGCGTCTCTTGTGCATGGACGGACTCCCCACCCCAACTCAGGATTAACGAAGATGGCAGAGACAGTGAAGCAGCCGCTTGCGTGGCTGGTCAAAATCCGAGGGAAGAGCGGCGGGTTGCTCGACATTCGCCTTGAATTCACGAAGCCGTATATCCGAAGCGACCTTACAGCCGAGTTCATTCCTCTCATCGCCATGGAGGAGGCGAGCGAAGACCGGGCGCAGGCGGTAGCTCCCTCCTCCACCATTAATGACCCGCTGTTCGGCGAAGTCTCAGAGGAGGACATCCGAGTTGTGGAATCTCACTTTAGCCAAGGCCGCTCCGAGGACAGATCATGAACGCCGACCGCCGCGCCATAAACGAAGCAATTGGCTTTTTGCTCCACTTCAAACAAGACGCCACAGCAAACCTCCCCTGCGACCCTGACACGGTACAGATGGCGATCGACCGTCTTCAGGCTGCGATTTCCGAGCCCGCTCCGTCTCCGCTGTTCCAGCATATGGATTTCCGAGGTGAGGTTCCCGCTCTCCAATCCGCTCTGGGCGAGAGGGGGAGAGCATGACTCACTACGCCACATGCATCAATTGCGCGGTAGATGCCGTGTCGTGCCAGCGTCGGCAGAACCTTCGTGCTGCGCTCAAGGGCTCTGGCGTCTACAGTCTGAAGTTCAAATGCGCCGAGCGTCAGCAGATGTTTTCGGCCGGTCAGCGAGTTGAGTTCGATTGGTCTCTCTGGGAGAGAGACGAATACGACTCTTCCGAACTCCCGATGGTTTTTCACGGCACAGTAATTCGTGAGCGCGGCGCTAAGTTCGTTGTTCAGGTTGACAGCGGCAAAGACGCCTCTGGCGAAGGTATCGAAGCTTCCGAAGTCTTCAAGAAGAACGACCAGCTTCTGATAAAGGTCCGCCCAGCCAAGATGCGCGCGCTCGATGAAGCGCCAAGAGCAGTCTGCTCGACTTGTTACCACGTCGAGGGCGGCGAGGACCGTTGCTATCAGAACGGAACGGATTGGATGCCTAACGGATGCATTCGGCCGGCATTTCATAAAAATGAGGAGTCAGACCATGACCAGTTCTGACTGCATCATCAAAGCCTTTGGCGGGTGCCGCTGCGCAGACGGTGAATGCGCCGAGAAGCCCATCACCAGTGCCCCTGTCGTTCTCCCCTCATGGAGGACGCAAGCCATTACCTGCCTGTTCCTCGGGGTAGTGGCGACGTTCGTTTCGGCGGCGGTGATGGAGGCGAAACTGAAACATCAGGATCTCGATCGCCAGGAGGTCACGTCATGGAAGCGGTAATGCTCCGAACCCGCGTCGATCAAGCTTTGAAGATCCGCGCCGAAGCCCTTCGTTATCTCCGCCGTGGGGATCGTTTCAACCATCGCCTGATCATGAAGGAAGTTCGGCTTCCGCTTTTGCAGGCAAGGCAGTGGAAGGTGAAGCAATGACAATCGTAGCTGAAAACCCACGCGCTGTCATCGGCAACAACGGTGGCCCAGAGATTACTGCTTTCGAAGCCGTCAAGATCAACATCACCGATCTTTACGACGAAGCGCGCCTATGGCTGGACGGAACGCCGGTCGAGACGCAGGAACAGGCCGACGCGATCAACACGCTCAAGGCCCGCATCAAGGACGCGATCAAGGCTGCCGAGACACAGCGCCTTATCGAGGGCGCCCCGCATAAGCAGGCGATCGACGAAATTCAGGCCCGCTATAACGAGCTGATCGGCAACAACAAGTCCGTGACCGGTATCGCCCTCAAGGCCGAGGAAGCCTGCAACAAGGCTCTGAAGCCATACCTGCTCGAACTGGACCGCCAGCAGCAGGAAGCGGCCCGCCTCGCCCGCGAGGAGGCCGACCGCAAGCAGCGCGAGGCTATGGAGGCCATGCGCCAGCGTGACGCCGCCAACCTCGCAGCCACGGAAGAAGCCGAAAAGCTTGTTCAGGAAGCCAAGAAGGCCGAAGCCGCCGCAGCGCAAGCCGAGAAGGCCAAAGCCCACGCCAAGGGCGACGGGCGTGCCACCGGCCTCCGCACCGTCTACCGCGCCGAGATCATCGATCGCAAGCAGGCAGCGGCATGGGTTTGGGTCGACCACAACGACGCTCTGATGGCCTTCATCCAAGACCTGGCCGACAAGGCCGTGCGGACTGGCGCTCGAAAACTGCCGGGATTCGAAATCATCGAAGAAAAGGTGCTGTGATGCCTACGACCGAAGATTTGAAGTTGCTGTTCGCCGAGTTCCCGCGCGATGCCGTAAGCTGGCGCGCCCAGTCTGTGACTAAGGATGGCACGAAGGCCCTAGCCCTCGCCTATATCGATGCTCGAGACGTGATGGACCGCCTTGACGACGTGTGCGGCTCCGAGAACTGGCAGGACCGCTATGAATTCCACGGCACCAGAACGATCTGCTATCTGTCCATCCGCGTTGATGGCGAATGGATCACGAAGGCAGACGGCGCCGGCGACAGCGATGTTGAAGCAGAAAAGGGTGCCATTTCTGATGCCCTGAAGCGCGCCGCCGTCAAGTGGGGCGTTGGACGCTATCTCTACCACATCGTCTCTCCGTGGGTTCCCTGCGACAGCTACGAGACCGAATACCAAGGCAAGAAGAAGCAGAACTGGAAATCATGGAAGGAAGATCCGTGGTCGTACGTCCGCGGCTCACCAGCGCCGAAACAGGTCACACCGCGCAAGCAGGAACCGTTGCCCACCAGCCCTGCCCTTGAAAGCCTCTGGACCGAAATGATGGCGATTTCTTCTAGCCGTGGCCTGGAACTGTTCTGGAAGGACAACGTGAAGACGATCCTCGGCTTCGATGACGGCAACAAGAAGCGCTTCGTCGACAAGAAGGACGAGCTGAAGGCCAAGTTCGCGCCGCCTCCGCCAAAGGGGGATTCGTTCCCTGGCTCTGACCGGGATGCGCTTAACCAACCGATGGCGGCGGGCTGACCATGGCGAAGAAGGCTTCAGAAAATCCGCCCTGCTACGTCATCCGCGACGGCGACCGCCTGATCGGCGAGATGGAAATGGACCGCGAGACCATCCGCCAGTTCCCCGCAGGCCAGCGTATCCGCGTCGAGCTGCGCACCGGCCGCGTTCCCGATCGTCTCAGATTTTATTGGGCCTTCCTTCGCGAAGTCGTCAAGGCCACGAATTGCTGCCCGAACGAGAAGGTTCTGCATCAGCTCGTCAAGCTGCGCACCGGCCACACCGATGACGTGATCATGGGCGGCTACGTCATCAAGGTGCCCGCCTCCATCTCGTTCGAGAACATGGACGAGCCGACATTCTGCCGGTTCCTGGATTCCGCGATTGAGTTCATCGCGCTTGAGTTTGGCGTTACCCCCGAGGACGTGGAGAGAGCAGCATGACCGGACCGTTTCTGATCTGTGACCTGCGCCCTGAATGGAACTGGCGCCCTTACGTGACTTTCTGGCGCCCGAACAATGCCAACTATGCATATCCGCTCGTTTGGTCCGGTGATTACACCAAAGATGAAGTGATGAAGGGCGGTAGCTATTACACGACCGTCGAGAACGGAATCCTCATCCGCTTCCCGGTCTTGCGCTCGCTCGTCGAGCCGATGGCGGTAGCGCCTGAGCGCGGCCATATCGATGGTGATACCGGCCCAGTCGTTAGCAACAATCCAGACAACTGCGAGAAACTGAGGGAGCTTGCTTACAAGCCCGCGCTCTTGGCCTTTGCTCATTCGGAGTTGGCGTCATGATCCATCAATACTTGATCGACGCCATCTGCTCCTGGTGGACTCGCCGCACCCTTCCTAACCGGTTGGCAAGATGCCTGCCGGATATCGTGGCACGGAAGAGGAAGATTGAGGAGTCGCGTCGCCGGCATAAGCGCTCGTCTCCTCTGTACAAGGAACAAAGGGCGGCGATGACGGCGGCGCTGAGGGCTCGCCCATGAATCGCCGAGAATTCACCAAACAAACGCGCCGTGACGCCCTGAAGCGCTCTGGCTTCCTATGCGAAGCGGTCGGCGCCATGTACGGCCTGCCGTCTGGGAAGCGCTGCAATGGCCCTCTGTCGGCAGGGGTGGAGTACGATCATATCGTTCTCGACGCCAACTCCAAAGATAACAGCCTAGAGAATTGCGCTGCTGTCTGCATACCTTGCCATCGGTGGAAGACGGCCAACCACGACACGCCGATGGCGGCCAAGACCGTTCGCATGCAGGACAAGGCGCGCGGCATCCGAACGGCACCGGTGAAAAAGCTGAGCGGCCCCGGATTCCCGAAATCTCCCAAAGCCGCAAAGCGCCAGGCTAAGCCGCCATTGCCACCGCGCCAGCTTTTCGCGCCGGCCGCCATCATCGACCAGCATACGGAGGGGAAGTAGGGAAATGACAGGCAACATCCCCGCTAAAGCGCCATGCAGGATCTGCGGCAAACCTCAATATGCGAAGAGCCTTTGCGGCCCACACTACACGCGCCTCCTGAGGCACGGCGATCCGTTAGGCGGCGGCACGTCACCTGGCGAGCCTATGCGCTTCGTCCACGAGGTGGTTCTGCATTACACTGGCGAAGACTGCCTGTCATGGCCATTCGGCAAGCATCCCAAAGGTTACGGGCAGATCTGCGTCGACAGCAAGATCGTCTATGCTCATCGTTACGTTTGCGAACTAGTCCGCGGCGCTCCTCCAACCTCTGAGCACGATGCAGCCCACTCGTGCGGCAAAGGCCACGAAGGATGTGTCGCGCCTGGGCACCTCGTGTGGAAAACGCGCGCAGAGAACGAGGCTGATAAACTCAGCCATGGAACGCACAGCCGTGGAGAGCGTCACGTCGGAGCCAAACTGACCGAGGCTGCGGTCCGCGAGATCATAAACCTTAAGGGCCTAGAGTCGCAAAGCAAATTGGCAAAGAGATTCAAGGTATCTGAATCATTGATATATGCCGTCCACGCCGGTCGTGCTTGGGCTTGGCTTACCGAAAAGGTCGAAGGAGACGCGAGATGACTGGAATACACGAACGCGGCATCGAGGCTGCGGCACACGCAATCACCGGATTCATAAACGGCGTCTGCTGCCACCGGACTGGAGGCAGTGGCAAAGACGCCTCGTGCGAATGCCAGCAGATCGCGCGGGCCGCCATCTCCGCCTATCTCTCCGCCGTCGCCCCGCAGTCCGGCGATAATGCGGAGGAGCCGAAGCGCTGGCTTCTGGAAGAGCATATTCCGGGGGGCTCTACCCGCTGGCATTGCTTCGAACATGAACAGCAATGCCGAGCGCGCGGAATAATTTCTCAATACGAGACCACGGTTACGCCCCTCTACACCCACCCATGCACCTCAACCCCAGTTGTCTCTCAGAATGCACCGGATTTGGAAGACAAGCCATGCGGAATTTCAGATCCGTCAACGCGAGACTGCCCGAACATGAAGGAAGTCGGCGGCGGCATGGACGGTGAGCGTTACCGCTGCGCCGTCTGCGGCAAGGGCTACTACCTCGATTATGAGGAGATGAAGTGATGCTGTGCGAACGCTGCCAAGGCAACGGAGAGATTACGCTTGTCACCGACGAAATGGTGATGGCTGGATGCATCGCGGCTTACGGAGAAGGGTTTCTGAATTGGCCTGATAACTCTATTCGCGACGGAAAAATGATGGTTTCCCGCGTTATCCGCTCTGCCATTGCCTCCCATCCATCCCCTGCACCGGGTTTGGAAGACAAGGGAGGGGATGCCTTTGCCCCATCGCCCACGCCACATGTGCGGGGTGCAGCCGACGCCTATGTTGCCGAGCAGGGCATTGAGCATAGCGGCGGCATCATCGAGCGCGCGTTTGAGGCGGGTGCTCTATGGGCAAGGCTTCGGTCGTTGCCAGAAGGGTTCACCCGTAAGGAAATCGAGGACATGCTTTCCATCGTTCTGGATGAGCCGCAGACCGTTGATGGCGGCGGAGAGTATGGCCCGCAGGAAAGTACGGATGGGTGGTATGCTCGTCTTGAGGAACTCGATGCGCTGTTGCTGGAAGCGAAGGGGGAGATCGAGCGGCTGACTGGGATAGGCTCGGCGCACGATCTCATTTCCGACTGGCTTGGCGAAGGCGTCGAAGACCTCCCCGATGATACGCCGGTCAACGTGCATATCGGCGGTCGCTGCATCATTCACGACAAGCTCGGGGAACTTCGCGCCGCCATCATTCCACAGCAGAAGGGGAATGCCGATGGGAAGTGAGATTGTTCAGCGGCTGCGCAAATATCGGCCAACCGATGATTGGGGGCAGCCATGCCAGCACACCATTTGCGACGAAGCCGCCGACCACATCGAAGCCTTGGAGACGGCAGCGAAAGCCGTCATCGCTCAATGGGACACGCCGAACTGGAAGCTGACGGAGCCGACCGCGAAGCTGATTGAAGCTCTCCGTGCGGTGGTTTCGTCGCAGCCGTCAGGAGGCCACAATGCCAACCAATGAAGCCGATATCCGGAACGCTGCGCTGGAAGAGGCCGCAAGGCTCATTGAGGAAGGCTTTGACCGCCCCGGCATCGAGGCTAAGCAGGACACCTGCGCTCATGGCAAGTTTGGCTGGGAAGATTGCGAGTCCTGCGCCGCAGCCGCGATCCGCGCGCTGAAGTCAGAGGCTGCACCCGTCGCAGACCCCAAGCCCTTCACGTTTGCCGATCCGAGCGCCCAGCGGGAGTGGGAGAGGCAGAGGAAAGAGAGGGGAGAATGACGGATATCGAGGATGACGAACCGATTTCACTTGCCGACGCATGCAAGCTGTTCTTTCGTGGCCGTCTGACGAAATCCTCTCTGCGGACCGAAGCCCGGAAGGGCAATCTTGAAATCATTCAGATCGCCAACAAGGATTTCGTCACCAAAAACGGGATCAAGAGGATGATTGAAAAATGCCGCAAAAGCGTCGACCAGCAAGGCTCTGGCTCAGGCCAGACACCGGAACATGGTTCATCAAGGACGGAGGGCAGCGTATCGGCACGGACTGCTCTGAAGCAGAAGTTGGCCGAGCGCAAGAAAAGCTCGCCGAATATATCGCCAGCAAATACCGGCCGCAGCGCAGCAGTCGTTCCGCTGAGGTCTCGGTAGGCGACGTGCTGATGGTTTACCTGGAGGAGAAGTGCCCGTCGACGGCGCGCCCGAAGGAAACCGAATCCATGATCGGCCGGCTCAACGACTTCTTCGGCGACATGCTCCTGACAGAGATCAAGGGGCAGACGTGCCGGGAATTTGCATTCGATCGCGGCAACCTCGGCGGCGCGAGGCGGGATCTGGAGGTCTTGCGGGCCGCGATCAACTATTACCACGCGGAGAACACGCTCGACATGGTCCCGAAGGTGACGTTGCCCGAGAAGGGGATGCCGCGACAGAAGTGGCTGACCAGACAGGAAGTCGCAAGGCTGCTGCGCGCCGCCAGAAATGAGAAGCAGTGCGGCCACCTCGTCCGCCTGATCATGATCGGCCTCTATACCGGAACGCGCCTATCGGCCGTCCTGAACCTGCAGTGGATGCCGAACACAACCGCCGGCCATATCGACCTGGATCGTGGCGTCATCTATCGCAGGGCCGAAGGCGAGCGCGTGGCGCACAACAAGCGACGGACGCCTGTCAAGGTTCCGCCCCGCCTGCTCCGGTTCCTGCGCTATTGGCACAAGGCCGATACGGCACTGGACTCGGAAGGGCGCCCGATCACGCTGCGATATGTCGTCACGTATGCTGGGGAGAAGATTGTCAAGCCGCACAAAGCGTTCAGAACGGTCCGCGATGCGGCCGGCTTTGGCGATGACGTGACGCCTCACGTTCTGCGGCACACGCGCGCCACATGGCTTGCTCAGGCTGGCGTCGATACCGAGCAGGCAGCGGCCTCACTCGGGCTTACATCGGAAGAGTTTGAGCGGACTTATGCGCACGCAAGCCCCGATTTCCAGAGCCAGGCGGCGAACGCCTTCTAATCGGTCCGGTGGCCAATCGGTCCGCAAACGGTCCGCGACGTTGAAATGAAGCTTTATTTGATTTCGGGAATGTAGTAAATTACGTGAATTAAATCAGTAGTTTACAGCTGGTCGGAGTGGAGTGATTCGAACACTCGACCCCCACGTCCCGAACGTGGTGCGCTACCAGACTGCGCTACACTCCGTGACCAGCGGCGCTTCTATAGAACAGCCTATCTGGTTGCACAAGCACCAAATTTCAAAAAACCGAGGGATTTTTTGACGGGTTGATGACAGCGGCCGGAATGGGCCGCTGCAGCAAAAAGACACACCGCAAGCAAATCGAACGGAAGTGCAAAAGGGGCAATTTTCTTTTGCCGGGTTCCGCGCTAAAGGGCTCGGCGGGACAGGCGAAACCGCCGCGACGGCGGCTTCGCAGCCATTGCGCTAGAGATCAGGGACGACACGATGAAACTCCGCACCATTACCGCGGCCGGGCTTGCAATTGCGCTTGCCGGATGCACGACTATTCCTTCCGCTGGCAATCCGATCGAGGCCCGCTGGGTCGGCAAATCGGCGGGCATCTTCTTTGCCGCCTACGGGCCGCCGATCAGCGACCGCGAGGAAGGTGCGAGCACCATCTATACCTGGCGCGGCGGCTACAAGACCGTGCGCATTCCGGCGAAATATGCCGAAGGCGCCGATGGCAAGCGCGGCAAGCAGATCGCCGCCGCCCGCACCGCCTATCTGCGCTGCCAAGCCGAAATCACCACCAATTCCGATTACACGATCCGCGATATCCGCACCGTCGCCGACATTCCGGGCGTCAACGGCCCGTCCTATTGCGCCGAGTTCCTGGCGCCTGAACAGAAGTAA